CCAATTGCTTGTCCTGCATTGATAATATCCATATACTTTCCATGTTGGGTATTCACAATCCATTGATTCGCTACGCTTTTAAAAATGATATTTTCCCTTGTTCCATCTTCTCGAGTAACAAAAAACAAATCAAACGTATTTGTTTCTTGTAATCGATCGTCACAAACACCAATACCACTCATAAACATTTGATACTTAGCATATAGGTCTTCATATCCTAGAGTGTTTACACTATTAATATCTTTTACTTCTCCATCTGAATTTAAATAATAGTTTAGCTCGTAATTAACACTCTGAACAAATGTATCTTGCATTCCGAGTATCGATGTTGTATAGCTATTTTGGTTGTATCTTAAAGCTCCTTTTCCAGTTGTTCTTTGAACATTTCTTCTTCCATATTTAGCTACAAACAAATTGACAATATCTTTATAAACTGAATATGATAAGAACTCAAGGTTACGCTCTTTTGCACTTTGAGCGACAATTTCATAAGACGTATTGATAAATCCAAATCCACCATTGTCTATGTGCATTAACTTTCCTTGCTCTGAAGCAACAGGAGCTACACCAACTAATACTGCGTTGTGTTCTACCCAGTCTGGCTCCATGTCCTCAATACGCTCACTATTACTTAGTATCACATCTGTAAATGGAATATCCTCACGTGTTATAGTAAATAACAAAAACTCAGCGTCTGATGGTATGTCTGCAATAAGATACATTCCATTTTCAAAAGTATTCTTTAAGACGTTTACACTTATTGTTTTTATAATCGTGTCATTGTTCTTTATGAACGCTGCGCCAACGCCATTAACACCTTTTACTGATGGGAAACGAACACGCTTGTAACCTTTAACAGGAATCTTAGCTACATCGCTATTATTTGAGACTTGTAAACCATTCTTCAAGTTACCTGTTGTAGTTACAAACTTTGTTTTAATCTTAAACTCATATTCTTTTTTAAGATCATCTTTTGTAATACGCTTGCAATCCACACTATTAGGCTTATTTTTGCCATAATAGAAACAAGAATAATAACGATTATTTAAATAATCATTTACACCCTTATACCAATAATGTGGCTCATACATCATCACCTCGCCTTCTGTTCCATCTAACTTTGACTGAGACTGCATTCCACTATAATAGTTACTATTCTTGTCATCTAACAAACAAACTTTAGCTTTGCCGTCTTTATACTTTACAAGTACACGATGTCTGTTTGATAATATTTCCTTGATATAACCACTTGGAACGTATGTTTTACCATAACGATAACCAGTTTTATTATCCTCGTTAGTAACATTAGCATCATCAGCAACATCTATATCCATATCAATAACACTATATTCTGGTTGTTTTATTTCCAACTCATCATAATAGCTTCTTAGTAATTCTAGATCTTCATTTTCTAAGAAGTGTGTTAATTGATAGCTTCCAACGAGTTTGCAGTTCTCTGTGATATTTCCAGATGCATCTAAACCACCTAAGTGTTTCAACTTCCATTCTTTTAGATCTGAACCATCACCTGTTAATTCAAGTCCAACTAGTCTAACATTTTGTAGCTTATTACCATTGATAGAGAGAATTTCTTTTAATAATCTCACAGCATCTAAGTGTCTACAGTTCTCTATATATAAGCTATTGATGTTGCCTTTATTAGAAATCTGTAAACCATCTTCTCTAAGTTCTGATAAGTGACGTAATGTCAAAGACTTGTAATTGTTGGGCAACACTAGTTTATTAATTGGTGCACCAATAGGTAAGAACAGTGATGTCAAAGAACTACATCCTAAAGCATTTACTTCCTCTAGATTTGAACATTTCGATAAATCTAAAGATGATAAACCTGTATAATTTCTCATATCTAGGCTTCTCAACATAGGCATCTTATCATCTACAACCAACTCTGTAAGAGAATAGCTCTCTCCATCTTTACCGAGAATTAGAGTTTCTAATTTGGGTAGATAAGGGAAATTCAAATCTGTAAATCCACCCCATGAACTCAAGTCCAATTTCTTTAAGAACTCACCACCATAGAAATGGAATATAGTACCAATGTTGGCAACTTGAGAATAAGTATAGCTCCACTCTGTATTTGCACCAACCTTATTGTGTGCCAAAACTTCTCCTTCACGTTGGAACGCAAAATAGAAATCTCTTGAACTCCATGCTTTGATTGTTGCTCCAGCTGCACTATTACCTTTAAAAGTTAAGTCTGTTAAGCTGTAATTACCTGTCTTGTATTTTGCATCGAATAACGCCAAACGATTGTTCAACCACCAATGTCTATGACTAGTTCTATCTCCTTGCATACTCTCTAAATAAGAATATGTTAGGATCGTTGTTGCTCCACCTTTATTCACAGAAACACCCTTTGTCTTTGGTGAAACATACTTGTATAGCGCATCTAGGTTATATATTCGCTCACAGAATTTTTCTGTCTGTTCCTTATCGAAGTATTTAAAGATAAGAGCATTACTCATCTTAGAACGCAAACGGATATAGGCTTGCTCTAATTCTTTAGCAAAGCCTAGTCTTAAGTTCTTCCACAATACGCTGTCATGTCCTGCATAGGCATACACTTGCTTTTGGTCATTCGATAAGTCTGTATCTAATGTATTTTCGTCAATATCCCAAGAGTATTTTAAACGAGAGTCATTACGCACACCATTTATTGTATCATTATCATAGAATATCATATAGGCGAGCATCTTTGCCTTAGTAGGGTCATAAAAGAAACTCATCATCATATTCTTTACACGTTGATCGACACAACCAAATACGTCTGTGAAAGTATAATAATCACACAAATAGTTTATGTCGAAATAGTCTCCTAGCTCTGCTTTAAACTTATCTACATTACCATTGGTGCTCTTAACCCACTTCACTAAGCGTTCTAACAACAAAGGCTTTTTCTCACCTTTCTTATATTTATCATTCACTGCATCGTCATCTGGGAAACGTGCTTCAAACACTTTCATCCAATTAGGCGTTCCGTCTTCACCCTTTGTATCAAAGTCATCATCTAAGAACATACCCATAGGATAATCATTATTCAAAAACTCCCAACACTCTGTTGGATTCACTCCGCTGAATTTGTCAGAAACCCATTCTGCGGTATGGTAGCCTTGAATACCTTTAAATCCAAAAACCTCTTCTGTACTCTTGTCATTGTTGAAATTAAACTTGCCCAAGAACACAGGAACATCTTCAACTCTAGCACGATGGAATAACAATATAGGGAATCCATCTATTGTTGTTCGAACGTCATAATTATAACCATCTGATGCATAGCGTTGAACTGGTGTCAATTCATTTGATGAGGTTAAAACATCATGAACCAATCTTGCCATACCAGTATTGTGACTACTTGAACTTTCAGCATAATCTGCTTTTAAACACCAGCAGTCAACAGGTATAGATGCTTTTTGTTTTCCATTTGCATCTCGGAAAGAATACTTTCCATTTGCAATCTTCTCTCCTCCAATTCCATGTTCGTCACAACCAACGTGTAATTCGCCTTTAACTTTGTTACTATTCTTCGTATATATCCTATAATTTTTAATAGGATAAGCTAAAGAACTTGTTCCTTGCAAACGAATATGACCACCTTTTAAATGGAAATTCTTAGATGGATTAGACTTGTCTACAAATAATATCTCGTCTATATCGTATTTTGTCTTTTTGTTGTTATTAATAGCAGCCTGCAAAGCTATTGAAGTTCCATTGTCCGCTGAACCTGTTATGATCATATAAGGCAAATCTGATGGAAGTTTATCCAAATTAATATTTCCATCTACCCCAATAATGTCATTTCGTTTTGATTTTAATAACAACTCCTCTGTAGTATTCAAGTCGAGTAAATATAAAGCTAACACTTCATTTAAACTCAAGAATCTACTATACACACTAATAGAATAAACATCTAATGTGCATTTTTCTCCCTTTAACGTAATACCTATAGGAGACGATTGTATGACGCTATCATTAAAGCCACGTTGTACAGCACCACTTAGCACACCATTTATATACATAAACAACATGCTATCATTTATCTTTTCTTCTTCTGAACTTTGTTGGTATGCTTTAGGATAAGATACAAACGCAATACTATAAGTTTCGTTATTTGCTAGCTTCATCGATACTACACTCTTTCCTTTTGTACACATACGTGCTTCTTGTGGAGTGATAATAAAACCTGTTCCATCTTTGTCTACACAACTAATAATTGCACCTGCATCGTCTGTAGCACCACTTGCTCGGAATCTCATTAATACACTAACACTATCGTTTGTGTTATTTTTTAAATCGAAAGGAGCATAATTTATTAAAGCAGAGCCACCACCTTTTAAACGCAGCGCACCATTGTTCCAACCATCTGAACCAAATAGAACCTTATTAAATGTTGTGGTAATATCTCTATAGTTCCAAGTGTCTTTATTCTTGTCGCTATTACTTCTTCCTAAAGCTGTTAGTTTCATTACTAGCCCATCACTAGGAGCGTCTACAATACTCTGAGATGCTTCTGAATTAATGCTATAATGATAACGATACACGCCAACTTCGATATAGCACGCAATGTGCCCACTATACATGCTTCTAAAAGAAACATCATTGCGAACAAATCCTGTTTCAATTTCAGACACCTTTACACCATTCTCATAAATGCAAACATCACTCTTGTTAGTTTGTGGATTATAAACACCATAACTCAAGGTGTACTCATCATATTGCTTACATTCGATGTAAGGGTTATTTCCTTTCGCTATAATAGTTCCATCGGCAAAGTCAAATCTACTAACAAAAATTACATCATTCTTTTTGGCTTCTTTTATAGCTATACCGAAAAAGATACTATTACTTTTTATTGTATTACCATTCTCTTGTACTTCTGCAACCAACTGAACGTTATGCTCTCCATGTACTAAACTTGATGTGTCTACTCCAAAACTACCATTACCTTGACTTGATAATATTGTTTTAGTCTCTGTTTCTACACCATCAACATAGCAATGTAACGTTTTTTGACCTCCACCAACTAAACTCCATGGTATAGTTAGTCTGTCTCCACGACGAGTAACAGTTGAGATGTTAAAGGAACTTCTCAATATTAGTTCAACCACATTTACATTAAAGCTTATGGTTTGAACTTGTTTGTTATCTCCGTTGTCTACTTCAACTTTTATTTTGACTACATTCGCACCTACATTGATATAAGGTGTAACATCAATATTGGTTACATCACCAGCAACTAGATTCTGAATAATCTCTTTATTGTTACTTCCATGAGATATACTTACAATAGCTTTTCCTGCTATACCTGTACTTTCTCCATCCTCTAAACGGACATGATCATAACGATAGCTTAAAACTAAGCTCTGACCTTTTTTGATCGTCTGGCTAATAGAGCTAATACGATTTAAAACAATCTTGTTTCCTGTTACAGGTAAGCCACTACCTCCACCTCCACTAAATGGCTCTGTGGTAGCAATTACTTCTCCACGTTCATCTAGTAAGGAAACACTATATTGTTTATTTACACCTTCTCCAATCTCGTTCAGTTGAAGTGATGCGCCATATTTATTAGATAACTTTTGGAACTCACTTGCTACTGCTTTACTACTAACAGGATTAGTACTATTAGGATTTACATTATCATCCGCAACAGCATTTGGAATATCTAAATCAATATTGCCATTATCATCGGGCGTTAGTTTAAAAGCGTTTGTACCTTGAGTCACACTTATACTTTTTACAATTCCCTTTGCCTTCTGCAAAATCTCTTCTGAATATGATAATTTTTTCTTCAGTTCTGATACTGCTTTCTCTCGTTCTGAACGTTCTGTTTCAATAGCTGAACTATTAGTTTGCAAACCTTTTTCTAAAGCAGTATTCTTTTCATTTTGCGCTTTAAGGTCTTGCGCCTGCTTTTCTTTAAGTTCCTCTATCTTTGTTTTGTTGCTCTCACCAATACGACTAGCCTTACTAGCCTCACCAATAGCTTGAGAACTCTTGTCTATTGCTTCTGCTAACTCATGAACATCTAATTCTCCGACACCTCCTGTTTCTCCTGTTGCAGTCCATACTCCATTCTCTACGGTATAAATAGGACCAGGAAGAGAGTTGCCCACAATTGCCCACCATCCATCTTGTGGATTTGGATAAGCTGCACGTAATTTCTCTATTGTTGTAAACAGACCTTTGTTTGAAACCTTAACATTTTGGGCATCAAGCCATCCGTCCACTCTCAATGTTCCTTTTATATGGGCGTCTCCTTGAACGAGTGAGTCTCCGCCTACTGCAACATTGCGTCCAACGGATACGTCACCATCCATCTGTGTTGTTTTTATTGAACTCATATTAATGTAGATTTAGCTAATTCCAGTAATGCTTTGCTTTGATCTGCACTGCCGTATGTTATTAATACTAATGATGCTATGGTATAGACAACTGCTTGATAGCAACGCTCACAAATCTCTATTCCATTGTCTTCATCAATCTTAGGATATGGAAGGAAGACTGCTCTACTAACCATAGCATCTGTACTCTTGCACGAATAAAACTCAAGCACTCTTCCTTCAGGACGTATAGCAATTGCGCAAACTGGTTTTTGTGGCGTGCCCCTTACTCCCTTAAAACGACTACTTTGCTTTTGATACTCCTCATCGTCTTCACTAATAGCATGATATACTGGTCTTTCCCAATCATCCATCTGGAAAACAACAAGGCGCATAAAATCTTCAGGAAGTAAACACCAACCACTTTCAAGTTCTTTCCAATAGATGGCGTCACCAAAATTATGTCCACCATCGAGAAGATAAGATGGAGCAGTACTATGTATGCGTTTTACTGCATCAACAATCTTTGACTTGATAATGTCATTTAAAGAAAGAGTATCCACATCGCCAAAGTCCACTAACGTTTCACTCTGCATGTTTTGGTCAATGGCAATGCGGACATCTTTTGCTATTTCGTCAAGAAGATATACTTTCATTATACTGAGATTTTATTTTTATAACCCCTCAAACTCAATGTTGTTTGCCTTTGCTGCTTCAAGAATAGCCTTTTGACCTCTTAAAGAAGTACGACTTACACCAAATGTTTCTGCAAGATAATCCTTTGCTTCGCCTAGATCGTTAACTTTAACCTTGCGAATATTACTTTCCTCTTCTTGATTAGGATCTTCTTCTGTATTCTGTGTAGGCTCTTCTATTGGTGCATTAGTATCTTCTTCACGATCTAGCACAAACAAATCGTTGTAACGATAATGATTCTCAAGAGCATTCTGAATAACTTCTACTTCTGTATTGTAGGTGCTACCACCATTTGAAATTGGCGTAAATGCAATGTGCATACTATTTCCATTCTCAAGTAGAATATTGATGGCTATGTGTGAATCTGAACTATAATATTTCTTCATACCTATATAAATAAAAATGGGGCGGGATGCTTAAATTATCCCACCCCTTCTGTGTTATTATCTGTTTTAATTATTAAGCGTGTGCAAGTTTCATACGTGCATGAGCCTTAGCATAACGCAAATATAAGCAACTCACTTCTTGAATAACAACTGCATCTGTATTGCGGATACCTGCAGACTTAAGGTCAAGAATATTGCGTGCCCAAGACACGTGTGTTTTCTTAGACAGGTACTCTGGATCGAGCGCAAAACCACAATCGCTCATTCCGTTCTTATCAAATAACTCATGATGTACTGTTAATACTTCGCCAAAGTCGGTGTCCCAAGATTTAAACTTCAAATTCCATACTTCAACAGTATCTTTTAAGCGGAACTTGTCACTCTTGATCTTAGAGAAAGCTGTAAGCATTTCAGAGCCACAGAAAAGAATCTTTCGTTTGTTTCCAATACCTGTACCAACAAACAAGTCTTTTGTGATGTCTACAAGACTATCATCAGAGATAACTGCACAATTTTTAGCAGCATCCCATACTCCAACTTCGATGTCTTTACCTGCCATCCACCAAATACCACCAGTGAACCATGTGTTCATATTCTCTTTAGAAATGTGCTTAATAACGTTCTTAACACCAAATAAATAGGTGTTCTCCATTGCTAAGCGCATATCGAAGATACCATCTTCTTCTAGGTCAGAGAAATTCCAATTTACTTCTTTTGCTGCAATCTTATCAAAGGTAGATTGCTCTACTTGAATCATGAAGTTTTGGCAATATTGTGTCTCTGCTGTTGGAACGTTGTTAAAGCGTCCTGTTTGTACATCTAATTCACCGCACGCCTTACCCATTCTCACAAGTTTAGTACCAATTGGAATCTCAGGAACAAAGATTGGTTGCTTGCTTGTAGAGTCCATTTTACCATTTACAGCGTAAACAGTAGGAACATTTGTATTTGAATCTTTACCACATACGCACAATACCAAGTCTGGAATATTACTACCTGTATAAGCCTTGCCTGTGTTTGGATCGGTAACACCCTTTACGCCAAGTACACGAATAGTGTCATCAAGTGTAAACATGTTAACATCGCTTACAGGAAGTGAGGTACTTGCGCCAGTTGTCATAGCTTCTACTTTCTTTGCAGTTGTACACAAAATTTCTCGTGTTCCTACAGAGTAGTACTTAACTTCAAATGAATCACAAGAACTTGACTTTGCATAGCGACTAATCTGGTCTAATGGTGTTGCCATCGGACGAATCTTAACGATACGTTGATCGACATCGCTCATGTAGAAATTGTCAGCACCATCAGTGCGTCCTTGTGTTTCAGTCGCAATACCGCCTGTGCCACCAGTACCAGCAGCACCTGCATTTGTTTTGCCTGCGTCAGGAAGTGCGGTAGCATCAGCCATCAACACTCCTTGCGAAGCACCCATCACAAGAGCTAACATTGTTAGCACGATGCGATAGAGAAAACCTGAACTTCTTTTTAAATTTTTCATTCTTCTTTTTGTTTTGATTTATTTATAATAATGAGTGATAATTATCCTTTATTTATACGAGGTACGTTTTTCGCCTCCACGCTCCCATATACTTTGGTTTCCATCATATCTAGAAATTGCACCAAGATCAGGAAGGTTATTTGGCTTACCTCCACTATTCTTTCCATTAAGATTAGCAGTGCCATCACCACGTGAAGACTTCTTTAGCTTTTCTTCTATCTTAGCGTTTCTACCTCTTACTTCTCCTTCGTGAGCTGCATCTTCCACGTTTGCATCGTGGTTAATAGCTTTGAAAGCCATATCAATGCTCTCACGTGTAAATTTTCCAAGAATACCATCTTTCATAATGTTTACAAGGAACTCCATAACTTCATCTACTTGCTCATCGCTCCATCCATTTTTTTCTTGAATAGCTGCAATAGTGTTGTGTGTCTCAGAGATATTCTTTTGATACTGCTCCTCAAAATCTTTCTCTTTGGCTACTCGCTCTGCATATTCTTTACTAGCCTGTGCAAGCTCTTCTTGTTTCTCTGGGTCTTTAAGTTCTTCAATGAAGTCGTCGCCAAACATACGCACTAACTCAATTGCAGGATTACCGCCATTACGCCAATTAGTAAGAAAAGATGCACTACGAGGATCACTTGAGAATAGATCTGAAAATGCCTTTTCTCGTTCTTTATATCCTTCCACATCTTTGTCGTAATTGTCATAATCTTCATTGATTTGTCCGAACAAAGCTTCATCATCGTCAAATTCTCGTTCAGGATATTTATTTTTCATCCTTTCTGAAAACTTTTCTCGATTGCCCATAACTTTTGTACTATCAGTCATAATCTCCTAAATTTTTCTTTTTTAATGATTGTTTTAATGCAAATATACGTTGTAAAATATTCTTTTTAGGTATAACTATTAGTGTTTTTATTACTAACTTTGTAACACAGCTAAACCAACAACTATGAAGAAAAGAGGATCTTTAATGGAATACTCAGAAGAGCGTATGCAAAGCATTATGCGTGTTTATGATGATTATGTTTCTTCGTGTAACTATATTAATATTACATACATTTGTAAACAAATTTCTACTATGCCATCACCACGTTTTTGGGTTTCAAGTGTATGGGCTAGCAAGATGATGTATGCAATGTTTAAAGGTTCTCAATTTGAAAACATGCTACCATCCAAAAGGGAAATGTTTCAAGAAATATTCAGAAGAGTTAAAGAACTTCGTAAGACACATTCAGATTGGACGATAAAGAAATGTTGTAAGGTTGTTGTCGAGCAACCTGCACCCAAATATTATCTTACAGAAGAAAGTATAAAGGTAATGATATGCAAGGAAAAGAAAAGACGTTTCGAAGAAAGAAAGAAAAGGCTACGTCATTGCTTTTAAGTATTGTTGTCGTTGTCATTTCTTTAATAGGCTTCTCTAATTGGAATACTATTGGTATCTATACAGGAGCTTCATGGGTAGGGAGACTTCTTTATCCTTTTTTTCATGCGAATATAATTCACGCTTTGCTTAATGCTTGGTGCCTCATTTGCATCATCTTTATATACGATATAAAAATCACAAGATTATTGCTTGCCTATATTGTAGCAGTAACCTTTCCTATAGATACGTTATCACATTTTTTATCACTACCCACATTGCCTACAGTAGGACTTTCAGGAGTTGTTTTCTTCCTTTTTGGTTCAATCTCATTAGAAGTAAGTAGAAAACTATACTATCAATTGTGGATGGTATTCTATATTGGTATAGGCTTTTTCTTTCCGAATACTAATGCATGGTTGCACCTTTATTGCTATCTCTGTGGACTTGTTTATTCGATTTTAAACTACCCTATTATAATACATGCTAAAAGAGGTAGATAACATATTGAAGGAAAATGAAAAGCGCAATGCTGTGGTCAATCGAGTGTTTGACCCTATTAGCGGTATGGGTTCTATTGGAGAGCGTGCAGAAGTGCACATCAAGGACTTTCCACTAGAAACCCAATACCTACCAGTAGAGATGCTTAATATTCCTTTGGTTAAGCTACTATCTAAAAGTGGAAGTATCAAAGACTTTTTACTGAATGAAACAGAAGTTGAATCATACGAAGAGGAAGATCGACTAAAGGTTATAAAACAATTTGTTCGTTTAAGATGTGAATACGACTTCGCCTTTTGGGCTGCATTGTATGTTTACATCAAAAATAAAGGTGGTGGTGATGATGTGTTATTTTGCCTAACACGTCCGCAAAGAAGATTTGTAGAACGACTTGAATCACTAAGAAAAGCAGGAAAGCCTATACGAATAATACTGCTAAAAGCCCGACAATGGGGTGGCTCTACAACGTCTCAGCTGTATATGGCGTGGTTGCAACTTGTTCATAAGGTCGGACTAAACTCTCTTATCATTGCACATCAAGGAGCAGGTTCAGATGAAATCAAGGATATGTTCGATCGTATGATTAAGGCTTATCCAATATCTATGCTTTATAAACTTGGAGAGGTTTACAATGAGAATGAATCTAAGATGGTTGGTGTGGGACATTCAGGCTCTATTCATCGTGTTCCACAAAGGAACTGCAAAATAAAGATTGGTACAGCTGAACGCCCTGATAGTTGTCGTGGTGGCGACTATAACCTTGTTCATCTTTCCGAAGTTGGATTGTGGAAGACCACAGATGGTAAAAAACCAGAAGACATTGTGCGCTCTGCATGTTCAGGTATCTTATTGAAACCATATACAATGATTGTTTATGAAAGTACTGCTAATGGTACAGGTAACTTTTTCCAACGAGAATACGATGCTGCGAAACGTGGTACATCACAATTTGAAGCAATGTTTATATCGTGGTTTGATATTGACCAATACTCATTACCATTTGAAAGCGAACAAGACAAAATAAATTTTGCTGAAGCACTTTGGAAGAACAGAAAGAATGCAACTGTACCTTCTCCACGTGCAGAGAGTGGAAAATATCTTTGGTGGCTTTGGGAAAAAGGTGCGACACTTGAAGCAATCAACTGGTATATACAAGAACGAGCAAAATACAATGAGCATGCACCTATGGCGTCTGAATATCCATCAGACGATGTTGAGGCTTTTGTACATTCTGGAGAAAGAATATTCGATAAATATAAAGTCGATCAATTTAGAACATCATGCAAGCCTCCAAGATTTATAGGTGACGTATATGCAGATGGAGACGAAGGAAAGAACGCATTAAAGAACTTACGCTTTACAGAAGACTCTCAAGGGTTATTGTGGATATGGAATTTACCAGAGGTCGATGAACAAGAGATTGTTACAAATAGATACCTTACCATTGTGGATATTGGTGGACGCTCAAAGAAAGCTGACTACTCTGTAATACTTGTTATCGATAGACTTTTCATGATTGATGGTGATAGACCTCAAGTTGTCGCTCAATGGTATGGTCACATCGACATGGATATTCTTGCATGGAAAGCAGCTCAGATAGCAGCGTTCTATGATAACTCTTTATTAGTCATTGAGAGTAATACACTTGAAACACACGACAAAGAAAGACAAGTGGACGGAGATTTGTCACACTTTATTCTTAATCAAATAAAAGATGTGTATCCTAATCTCTATGCTCGCAAACAAACCGAGAACGAAATACAAGAAGGACTACCACGCAAATATGGTTTCCATACCAACGTGGCAACAAAGCCAATGATTATATCAACGCTTATTAAGGTTATCCGTGAGCATTTATACATTGAACGTGATGAGCGTTGTTTAGATGAATATTTGACATACGAGAAGAAACAAAATGGTGCGTATGGTGCTATCATTGGAAAGCATGACGACTTGTTAATGACAAGGGCAATAGGCTTGCATATCTGTTTCCACGAGATGCCTATTCCAACTATTGTTGTGCGTGTTAAAAGGTTTGTCCCTAAAAAGAAAAAAGCGGTTTCTGCCGCTACAATATAATATAAGTTTCATTTTATAATTTTACAGACAATGAATGTATTTAAAAAGTTAAGATCCTATCTCCGTTATCGTGAAGCCGTAAGAAAAGCGGACGAGGCACACGAAAAGAATGGAGAACGTTTCTATGTTATGCCAGGTGTAAAGAATACAATCCTGATTATGGATAGATACAACTTCCGCAAACTAAAGCACAAAGGCTATATTAGCCACAAAGCTTCTGTTACTGATTTGGAGAAAGAATGTTTCTATGCAACACCATATAAGAATGGTTCTGCAAAGATGCCTACATCTGTAATTGAGTTGAAGAAAAAACAATATTATGCATGGTATGAAGGAAGAGTACAACGCAAAACAAAGGTTAAGTCAAAATCTTGATGGAATAGCAACGCTAACAAATGATCCGTTAGCAATAGAGAATATCCGAAAGGGTGTGAACAAAAAGAGATAAAAAGTAAAGGCGTAAGATTTATTCCTACGCCTTTTATCTTTATTATGCTGTCATTGCCTGATGCAGTTGGTTTACAGCCTGCATATTCGCTCCTTGTTGTGCTTGTTGCATTAACTCAGGAGAAATGCCTTGAGGGGCTTGTCCTTGTTGCATTTGCTCTTTCTGTGCTTGTATGCTTTGTAGTAATTGGTCTGCAAATGGGAAACTGCCATGCTCTAGTAATTGTTCTACAGAGATTGCTTGAGCTTGCCATAGTTGCATTAGCACATCATTTGCAAGTTGACGATATGCTGGCGTTGCAGTACTTTCTGTGATAGATAAATCAAAGTCTACATCTCTAATCTTCTTAGGATCATATTCAATTTGCGCTCCTGCTTTACCTGCAATATTGAAAACTCGTTTTTCATCATAGAACTGCTGAATATTCTTTACGTCCTTGTATGCTCCATCAATTACGAAGTAAGAGAAACACTCTAACATATCAAGAAGTGACATTGTTGCGTTTTGTGCCTCTTGGCTATACTTAGCAGCACTCGTACCAGAATAACCAGGCTTACCTTGCAATGCTCCATTTACACCTGATATATCCTCAAAGAATTTTAGTTGTAAGTTGAGTAACTCTGAAATACCAATATTGGTAGAATTATTTGCTACCTGTTGTGGCATTCCACCGTTCCTTGAAGGCTTATACAAAATTACCCCGTTGAATGTTGCCCAATTCTCTGCAATATCCTCCATACTGACACCATCTGGCAAACTATCCTCAGGCATCAACAATACACCTTTTGCACTTGCACGCATAATCCAGTCATACATGGTAATAAGTCGATTGGTGTATCTCTGTTGATCGATCACGTCTGCCACAAATGAATGTATCTCTCCGTCTATAAATGGATATGCTTTGAAAGTGTATGGATGACTACCATGCTCAAAAGGCGTTTCTCCTTCTTTTAAAACATCTCCAAATGGCGACAAATAGTAGAAATACCAATAATCATCCATAAACCAAGTAGCTTTTACTAATGGTACTTCATCAAAGGGCATTCCTGCTTCTTCTGCCATCTGCATGCGTTGCTGATTGACAAGAGTAACTTCTTTTTCATAGTCGGCTTCATCAATCTTATATACATCACCATTTTGATAATCGTGTACACGATAACGAGGCTTCTGTTCTTTGCGCCATACTTCAATTACTCTACACCTTCCAGGTTCACTTGTAAATAAGAAGTCATAGTTGTTTAGTTTACTATAACCAAAATGCTCTGCATAACTAGCAAGATATTGTTTGTTTGTTGCCCACTTATAGATCTCTTTTAATCTTTGATAATCTTCATGTGATTCTGCAAATTGTTCGCACAGCTGTCCAAAGCTAATATCGTGAACTTCACCTAAGCAGCCAACATCCCAACCTCTAAAGTCACGCATATTATTGTCAATAAAGAAATTGTTTGGTTGCACATAGTCCGTCCAACAGTCTTCTTTTCCATTGCGCCAACCATAACTCTTACGATGTACAATAAAGCCTGAAATAAGAAACTCTTCCATCGTGCGTGCATAAACTTCACTCATACGATTAAGTTGCATATTGCATTGTAAGATTGTCGACATAGTCTCTCCTAGTTTTTGCTCATCTCTATCTCTTGCAATACATGTAGGCTCTTTCGATTGTGAACGGTACACTCCTAGTACGTTACGCACAAGTCTACGAATAAGGTTGTTTTTCAATGGAACGCTTCCTTGTTGTTTGATGTACTCTTCTTCTGTCATGTGTTTGCCGTCAACACATATAACATCGTCCCATTGATTTCCATACGTATATCGTTTATTGCGCTGTCTATCTTTACGAAATTGCTCCATCTGGTTCCAGAACTGTTGCGCTTCCATCAGAATGTTAAATGCTCTGCGACTCCCAAAGCTCTGCGAACGAAAAGCTACGCTATCCATTTCATTGCTAGTATTACTTGGTGCAATACGGCTCATCGGCAATAGTTTGGATTTCTGTTTTGTTACTGTCTGCATATCTTGAATATATTATAAATAGTGTGGCTACAAAGTTAATCATAGCCTACACTATCATGGGTTTAACTATTTACGTGTGGCATTCATTTCTTCTATCATTTGCTTTTTCAATCCAGTGAGTTCTGCTTCTATTGATGCTCTTTCTTCATCGCTCATTGGATCTTTAAGCTCCTTGTACAAACCCTCAATGTCTTCTCGATAATCTTCAAAGATTTCGTATCGTGCATATTCTGGAGAGTTATATAGGAAATTTATTTTTTCAGAATAATCGAAAACTCCATTATCTGTATCGTTTTCATAATTCTTTAGTCTATCTCTCAATATTTCATATTCCTCTTTTAATCTGTAATATTCTCTATTGATAGCACGCTCTTCTGTACGCTCATCTCCACTTTTTAGTACTCGGTTTAGCAATAAGAAACTCTTAGGGTCATAATCTCTTTTACCAGCGATAGTCTCAGCACTTTTCGTGAGTTTATCAATTGTGTTAGATACTCCTCCGAAGTAACCATTAAGCAGATACTCTATTTGTGCAGGGTTGATATTTACAGTACCCTTAGTATAAGCATCACCTCCTGTTTTCTCATTAAGAATTTTAGCAAGACCGACAAGATATTTATTCGCACTCTTGTATGTTTTTGTCCATTCAGGCATATTCTTATTATAAGGAGTATCTTTATAGATAGGCATTCCCGTCCATCCTTTATTAGATATTACCTCAGCAAAAGGTTTAACTGCACTAGGAACAAATGCTTTCACGCCTCCTTCACCTTCCAAAAAGTCTATTGGCAAGATTTGTGTTACTTGTCCTGCAATAGCCTTACCTAATTCAGAATTTGTGAAATGTTCTTTTCCGCTCATTGCACTTACCATTAATTCACCCATTCCATATATCGAACGGTATTCAACAGGAAGTGGTATGGAAATCCATTGCTCTCCTACTCTGAATAAGATATTACTCCTGCGAACACTTTCAGGTAAATTCCAGTAGCTATTCTTGTCGTCATCACCATCGTCTCCCATTCCCATTCCAGCTATCAAAGCACCAAGAATAAACATAGTGGCAGATGCTGTAAATGCTTTAGCAGGGTGTCGTTTAAACTGTCTTCCAAAGTTTGTTGTTCCTTGTATTGCTGCATTCCAGAATACATATCCACTTCTTCCTATTCCAGAGATAAACGCACTAGTTTTCCCTACCTTTGTCTGCCCTGTTGCTTTCATAAATTTGGCACCACTACCTTTCTTATTAAAGTTCACAGAAATATCTTTTGCATCATAAATAGATCGGTCTATGGTTCTACCCATCTCTCGTGAAGTTAAGAAGGCTGCAAAACGAGCACAGTTTTCAACTGCACGATTATATTCGTCTAGCTTTTCTCCAAGCAGGCTAAGAGATCTTTTTATTCCTATCTTTCCATTTGCTCGCTTTAATTCTCTTTGAATATCATTTTTATGCTGTTCGATGTCTCTCACATTTGCATAACCAGTCTCTCCTCCATTCATTATAAATTGATGGAACATGTGCTCTAAGCTATTATTCATATCCAACTCTCCTTTTTTATGCTTAGATAAAAGGATCTTCATTTGAGCAGGATTACACCTTCCTATGTTACGATGAAAACGTAATGCATAGTTAGGACGTTCTTTTACCCATACTATGGAATTTGCGTAAAGCATATCTCGAATAAAGTTAGAAATAACGAAGTCTGGATTGCGTGTAGTATAGAACGCACTTAATTGGCGGTTTATCTTTTCACCAAAATTGAGAATTGCGCCAATTGCACCTGAAACATCATTATCAGGATTAGTCAATCCATTAAGTGCTTGTGCTGCACGTGGGTTGCCATTGATAGTCAACACATAATCTCTACCATTACGCTTCACTACAACTTGATGTTGTCTTAAATCTCTGCTCTCTACAATACGATATGGAATGTTTTCTGTGTCTTTTCCATGTTTGTATCTCTCAGGGTCTTGCTTTGCAAGTTCTGCCATACGCTGTTCAAAGTCTTGGATTTTCTTCTCGACCTCATCTGCTGTATCTGTCTCCTCAATATTATCAGGGAATACAGGTCTCCATTCTTCTTTTACATCATCGTATTTCAACCATAACGCATTCACGCTTACAAGATCGCTAGGATGATTAAGAGCAAAGTTCAAGAACTTTTGCTTTACCAATACATTTCTATTTCCTTGCATTATTGCGTTTTCTGCCATACTTTGCATATTTGCAAAAGGATCATCAGCCTTAGACGAACGTCCCTTTGCAGTTTTGATAGGAGCATTAAATGCACTCTGACCATGTGAGAGATAAGCATAAGCCTCTCTGCTTGTTTCTTCGTCAAAGCCACGAAGTGGAATGTAGAATTGATACATGTCTCTAACTTTCTCGTATGTCTGCTTATTCATCATACCACACTCATAACTCTTTTGTAAGATCCCTTTAGTCACAGTATTTACTTTATCCCATAGGTTTGTGGTATCGTGTTTTTGCTCATATTCCTCAACCATTCTACGAGCTTCGCTTTCCGCTTCTTCTACGCTATTTGCATCTGTCAACGCTGTAAGACCTGCATAATCACGATGCTCTGCAATACTTGCACGTGCATTTTTTTGCGCATCACTCAACTTCTCATTATTTATGATTTCTTCTAGAGCATTTTTGCGCATCACCTCATTACGCTCTAAACCATGTTTAGCCATCATATAGTCTGTAAGTTCAGAACGCTCTTTATCATTCTTCGCAAGTTTAGCAACTTCGTCAAGCATTGGTTTAAACACAAGATGTGCAAAGGCTTCAGTTTCAGCTTGATTAACTGAAGACAATCTATTTTCTCCTAAATAAGCATTTTCAAAGCCCTCAATATCTTCCATATACATCTCTTTACCTTCTGCTCTCATTATAGCATCCATAGCCTCTTTTAATCCTAGCATGCTATCTTGTAAGGCTTCTTGACTTTGGAACATTGAGCGACTTACACGTTGTTCGTAACGCTCGGCTGCGCTCACACGCTCTTTGCTTTGAGGTTCTCCATCTCTAAAGCGTACCTCTTTATCTGTGCTTTCAGAGTAATTGCCAACCTTTAATCTGTGTTGCATTGCGATGTCTTCAGCTTTGTTCAATATACTATTGCTCTGACCTTTCTCTTTCAAGTTCTTATAACTTCTCCAAAGAATATAGCGCAACTCATTGTCGTTCAATTCTCCATCTTTCTGTTTTAGCAAACCAATACTGCGTAACATGTCTAAGAATAAACGTTTAACCTTATCCCAAAGTCCATTTGGCATATTTTCAAAGTTTGTATCTTCTGCAAGACTAGCAAGATATTCTTCTGTTGCTATGCGGAAGTCCCATTTATTCTTTGCAGCAAGTTTTACTATTTCACGTCTAACATCTTCACTTGCATTTTTAAACACATTATCAAGGAAGTTATCAAAGTGCTCGCCAAAGAGTTTACGTAAACCATAGTGAGCAACAGATTCGTGGAGTAATGTTTTCTCCACATCTGCAATATTACTATGGTTAGGAATAACAATGGTTATCTTACCTGTACTTGTTGAGTAGAATCCTTTCGCCTTTGCTTTCTTACCCTCTAAAGTGCTAGCATCGGTAACTATCTCTACATTATCAAGATGTAAGGTCTTAGCAAGTTCATTAGCACGATCAGCCATTTGTTGACGCTCTTTTTCTGTAACTTCCTTACCTTGAGTTGATTTTCTATCTAATTTTTTTTCTGAATTATTGATCGGGTTTTCAAAACTTTTCACTATATTTGCAGCAGAAGAAAGCTCATTTTTATATGTGGCATCTGCATTGAGAGCAGAAGTGCTTATATAACTTTGACTTCCTTGCCCTGCGTTTGCTGCTGTTGCCGCTATTGGTGCGGATTGATGGGACAGAAACGACAGGGTCTTTTCTTTATTCATATAGGTTGCCAAGCCATTGTTAATCCAATCAACCACACGTTCGTCACCTTTTCCAAACACTGAACGCACGATGTTGAAATCTACATCTGCGTCTTTACCAATATTTACAGATACAAGAAAATTTCCTTGCTGTGTCCTCAATTCTGTAAGGATAGAGCGGTTGCCATCTCGCTGATAATTATCGAACACTGCAATAGGGTCAGCCACAGCCTTAGGTAAATCTCGAAGTTCATCCAAAGCGAAACCATGCTTCTTCATCTTCTTAATAATCTTATTGCCATACAACTTCATCGGTTTGTTCTCGATGCCTGAAGAAAGCAATATATCTGAGGGCTTTCCTAACAAAAGTATAACTTTGTCTGCATTTGCTTCTGTTAAATTATCCAACTCTTTATTAAACCTTTGGTTCACCTCTTCAAGTTCCTCGTAACGATACCTAATATCATCGTTGTCTTCGTTAAATCGTTCACTCAACGGAATTATATTTCCTTTATCGTCATAGGTTACCTCGAACATCTTACGATTATTAGGAGTGTTTTTATACACTTCACCCTTACCATTGTCATACCCCCATTCTGCAATGTCGTTGCCATCCCACCAAAGGTCGTCAATGGATACTTCTTGTTCTATTACTCTTCCATTCTCCCAGTTTTGCAAACCAATATGATACTCTGCATAAGAGCGACTTGGTGTAACCCAGTCACCATTACGAATCTCATTTTCTTTTATATTTGCATCCACTGCACGGTATATTGTGATTGTCTTGCTATTACTACGAACAGTTTGGCGCAAGTTCTCAATTGCTTCTCTACGCTCAGGATCTGCTTGTCGTAATGCCATTGGATCTGTTAAGTTCCATTCTAAATTATTTGTATCAATACCACTATCTACATAGTCTCCTAAAGACATTGTATCTTCATAGTCGTCATTCTCCCATGCTTCCTTACGTTCTTCCTTTGTTTCAAAGTAAGCGTTTTGAGAAGGTGCTGCCCCATTAAATGCTAAAGAGCCTTGATAACTTGAATCCTTAGAGTATCCCTTACGCTCAGCTTCCTCTGAAAGAAGTCGTTGAATGGTTTCAGTATCGTTGTTTTCTACCGCCTTGATGTACTCTGCATCTCTCATATCAACAGACTTAACACTTGAAACGTTTTCTCCACCCTTACCAGAGTTCATAGTTTCTTTAGCCTCTTCCTGCATCTTTCCTTTCCTATCATAGTATTTTTCAGAGTACATGAATTGGCTAACCAAAAAACGACCAGGCTCGTTATGTTCTTCCAAAAGACCATGCTTTTTAAATAAGTCCCTAAATTCTTCCTTTTCCCAATCTTTAAAATCTTCCTTACTTTCGTTAAGTATAAGGTTCAAACGATCACTCAACTGGGTCTTAAATTTCTTAGTTCGTGCATAAGCCCATACTTTTTCTGGTAATTTAGTATCTTCCCCATTGGGTGTTTTTAAGTATGTACCGTCTTCTTTTGCCTTATCGATGATAGTATTCATCTCACGTTCCTCTTCATAATACTCACGCATTTCTTCAGTTCGTGCAATGTCACTCGCATTTAAAAGGTCAAATAAAACTCTGTCGCATACATCATCAACGCTCTTAAACTCTTTCATTCCAAATAGGTTTACTCCGACCCATTCCCAGAAACGTTTCAGAGCATCACGAAGTTTCTCAAGACCACGTTTTAAGTCAACTTTCTTCTCAACACTATTTACTTCCTCTATGAGCTTAAAAGCCATGCTCTCAAACTTTTCTCCATTTCGTTCTCCACTAATACGGCTCAAGACCTCACTATATAGCAAGTCTTCATTATCGAGCGTGTATTTATACTCATCCATAGATTGAATGGTATCAACCCATTCAGAGTCCTTAAGCAAGTTCTTAATCTCTGCCCATAACTTAGGATTATTCTTCATCAAAGCAAAAGTCCAGATATGAGTATATTCATGTACAGGAGTCTCTGCATTAATGTTGTCTTTGGTTAGCCATATATCAAGCCCGTTAGTCCAACCTCTTGAGTTTCCTTGTCCAGACGCTTCCGCCCCTACACGACTAATGAAATGAACAGGAATACCAATTCTTTTTAACAAGTGAACAACTGCGTTTTGCGCAACCTCGTTTTTTCTATTTTGGAAATAGTACGATTCTTTTACAGGCTTTACACCTAAAGCTATAAGTCGTTCATTCGCTTCCTGAAGAATATAATTAGCTGTTATATCATCAGTGCCAAAATACTTGTCAGAATAGTTTTTTTGATAGTCACGGGATAACTTCTCATTCTCTTCAAGAATCTTTTTTGCTTCTTCTCTTAAAGCCGACTCTCTATTAGAATCAATATTATCTCCATCAAAAAGAAGATGAGCAATTTCATCTAGCTTTCTACTGTTCTCTTTAAGTCTTATATTATGATCAACAAGCCATCCAATCTCTTCCTCTGCTTTCTGTTCTCCATTCTTCATCTTAGCAAATGAGGTATCACTTAACTTTATGCTCGTATCATTTTGTGACGCACTATTGCCAAAAGAATGGACGACATTGCTCTTTCCATCCTCCTTTGATTTTAGCCAATCATTATCACTCGTATCACCTTTATCGGTTCTCCAATCGACCCCCCGTTTAGCTAGCAATCGCCTTGCAGCTTGCACACTCGGGTTATCTTCGTGTCCGTTCGCTGTTTTAATCAACTTGGCAATCTCTCTTTCTTTTGCTTCCTGCTTGGTAGGCTCACGCAATTCACCCTTGGCAATCTTTTGGCGATACTCTTTTCGTGCTTCTTCTTTTTGATTGTCAAAATCGGCACGCACACGTGCGGCTTCCTTTTCACGTTGCTTTTGTTGTCGTGCTGTCTCACTATGAGGAATACGCAGCTTATCCAACATATAGTCGGTCATATTGCCATTCAAACCCTTAGATGTCAAATACTCATCCTCACTCATAGCAACAGGCGAAGAAACACTCTTATTACTCTTGATTATTCCTTTATACTCCGCAAATGGTTTTGTCTTACGCTTACTGCTACCAATCCATTTCTTAAACTCTTCCTTGCTCACTTCGGTAATATTACCTAATCCTTGCCATCCATCTTCATAGTTGGATAGGTAGGCTTTCCTTGCACTTTCCTTGTCTGCAAAACCATACATTACCTTATGTTCATCAAATGAACCATCTTTGTTTACTTGATCAACAACGAATACATTGCCTTCATTTGGATTATCAGATAAGAAGATATCTATGTGGTCGCCATCTACACCTTCTGTTCCACGAATATAACCATAGGTGTTATGCATTTCGCTTTCCCACTCTTTACCACTAGCATCCTTACCACGACGAATACTACCCTTAGGTTGCTCTATAGTAATGTTCATACCATCGACTTTGATATGTCCCTTCTTATAGTTGCCTGCTTCTTTCTGTGCTTCTGTAGGGTTGGTTTCTACTCTTGTTGCTTCATTTTGTACCTGCAATGCAGTACCATTCACTAAGTCATACAACACACGATCCGTAACCTCATTAATAGAGTTAAACTTCTCTATGTCGAACAACTCCTTACCTACCCATGACCAAAAAGTTTTAAGAGCTTTCCGTACTCGATTCAATACAGACAAAGTCTCTGCCTTCTCTATAAGATCTTTACTATCAGCAATTACCTTCTGTGCTTCTTCTTCCATTCGTTTAGCGTTCTCCTTTCCGCTAATACGACTTAGCACCTCGCTTGCTACTGAATCTTCATCATTCCTGATATTACTATAATTTTCATCATTCAGAACTTCATCCCAAATAGGAGTATCAACAAGTAACTCCTTGATACTCTTCCAACCCTTCATATTATGCACCTTCATAGCATTAGCCCAAATATGTGTATATTCATGTATGGGCGTCTCAGGGTTCAAACCAGCTTTGGTAAGATAAATTCTACCGCCAATAGTCCAACCATAAACTACACCATCAGGTGACTTCATAAATTCGACTCGATTGGTAATCTTCAAATCTTTTTCATCGAAAATAACATAGTTTCTTGCACCATCCGATCTTCCACCACTTAGATATTGAGCAGGATAAGAGATACCTGTATAGCCTAGATTTCTCAATAACTCACTCGCCTCCTGTGGTGAAGTGTAACTACTCATTAATTTATAGATTCCCTTAAAGTTTCGAACATCAAGCCTAAATTCTGTAGAAATAGAATTACGTACATCTTGCCTTTCCGACGATGTTGCAGGACCCATTTTATCTATAATCGATTTAGTTAAAGCTATACGGATACGATTTTTTTCTTTTACAGGAATATCACTCTCCCAGTCCAAATAATTCTTACCTGTATTATCTGGAATATCCACAGTATAAAGACTCACCTTACCTTCGGGTAAGAACTTACCAGTCTCTATAATCTTTATTTGCGCCTTAACTCTCTTCTTGTCTACCCATTCTTCTTTTAATAAATCGTTTAAGTATTTTAAAGATTCGTCCTTACTACCGTCAGAAATCAATCTATCTCTTGCCATTTCGTTGATAGTTCTATTCTCTTTATACTTTTCTTTAAGCATAGCTTGGGCATATTTCTTTCCTATTCCTTCTACTTCGGTAACATAGCTACCCCATCCATAAGCTTGGGCACCCTCACCCTCGCCCATGTGAGAATGATCGAAGTGATCAAATTTTGCACCACTACCATGATACACAACATGTTTCTCTGCACCTAAAGGTAATACCCCTTTCGCTGCTTCATCACTCACCACCTCAACAGGCACACCAGCCCTAACTAATGCCTCTACTACCGCATTAGTTGCAAGTTCTTTTGCTTCATTTTCAGAAGTTTTTTCCGCATTTTCTTGCATCGCATTGGAAGTTTCACTAACTTTGCCTGCAGAAGAACGTGTAGAGGATTTCATGCGGGAGGGTGATGTTGTACCGCTTTGTGCTTCACCTTGCGATTCCTCACCACTTTCGGTAGATTGGTTATCCGTAGTATGGCGGTTATACACTTCTCTTCTATTTTTACCGTAGGATGTCTTGAAGATTCCTGCGGTATTTATGTTATAATATGTACCATCGCCAGACAACTCAACCATTAGTGTATTGTTGTGTCTATCTGTCAGTTGTAGCATATAGGTTTGTTCACCCGAACGATTTATTCCCTCTCTAATTACATCATAGTGTTTTGCAACTTCTTCAACAAAAGCTACAACACTCGGATAACCAGCATTACGAATTTGTTCACCATGTCGTGCTTCGATATGAACTAAACCATAACCTGCATTTGTCTTTGAATTCGTAATAACACCTTCACTTAACAAAATAGGAGCAGGTGCAAGTCCTGTTTCTTTCCCAATTTTTCCAAATGCGACTTCTCCAGCGGATGTAAGGACAAACGGGTGCCCATTCTCATCTATTTCATCAGATAACTTGTAATCTAAGGATTGGGGCTGCGCCAAATCACGCTTAACACGTTCTTCCTCTTCACGCATAGCACGCTCTTTCTCCTCTTGCTCTTTA